TCTTCATCAAACAGTCCGGCAATGGCACTGATACTTGTTGCATTCTGCTCGATGGCCGTAGCATTTGAAACTGCCTTGGAATAGGCACTATCAGCCGTTGACTGGGCATTATCTGCATCCACTTGGGCATAATATGCTTTCCACCACGCACTGTCGGCTTCATTATAGGCTTCATTTGCACGGTCATGGGCGGCTTTCGATGCTGCTGCAGCTACTCTCTCCGCTTCTGCGAGGTCTCCCTGTACAGATGTAACGGTAGAACTGATTGATGCAACATCCACCTTCAATGAGGATATGGAAGCGGTATTCGCATCCACCTTCGCCGCATAGATACTTATCTGCTCCTCAGCCGCATCAAGACGGATACCCAGATTAGTAACCGTACCTTCCAAGGTGTTCACTTTCTCCGCATAGATACTTATCTGCTCCTCAGCTGCGTCCAAGTCAATACCAAGTTGCGTAACTGTACCTTTGACATTGTTGATGTTGGTGGCAAGCAGGCGGATATTGTTGGCTGTCTGCTCGATGCTGGTCGAGACTTCAGACTTGAAATCCGATAAAGGGTCCGCCGTCAGCGACAACAGGGATACATACATGTTGCCCGTATAGGAAAGGACGAAATCACCGACACCGTCCCATGTACCGGACACCTGGACAGTCTGCCAATCGTTGGAGCGTTCAACACCACGGGAAATGAAAGGCAAGGAACCGGTATCGGATGATGCACCGACAAAACCAAGTGTCAGCGTACCGCTTGAGACCGGAAGGAACTTGATGGAGAGATAGAGTTTGTCCGGCTCTTCGGTATAATCATCCGAAGTGGCCGATTCTGATGTCACATAGACCTTATGCGTACCCGGTTTGCGGATGAGTGAATTGGACTGCGTAATCGAGGCATTATGGAGATGCAGCCTGTTACGGCCTTCACATTCTTCAATGGCGGCTACCTTTTCGGCAATGGCCATCAGTGAACCATTGACAAGGAAAGGCTCGTCATTGGAAGAGATATAATGTGCATCTGAAGCATCCGTTGACCAACCTTCCAAATTCTCGGTAAACGAAGCGTTCTTGAGATAGTTGTCCTCTTCAGTTATCTCGTAGGTGAGTTTGGAGAAGTTGGTGGCGAAAAGACCCGACAACATCTCTAACCTGGAATCCAACGATTCACCGGTACGTCGAAGACGGAAATCGCCAACGGCATATAAATTGATAAGATAAGCGCCGAAGGACTCCAGCCAACCGAACAAATGATGATAGATACCCTCCAGATTCCCGACACGGCCTTTGTGTGCATTGTCAGGATCTGTCTTCAATCCGTAAGCGATATCCATGTAAGGTGTGGATTCGCCCACCGTCATCATCTGTATGATACCCTTGCGTGTCGGGTCGGAAAGGTTGTCCCAACGGACGAAGGTATCACCCTTGGCTATCAAGGACACGTCGGTACCCGAAGCGGTAGTCGTGAAGTTCTTGAACGTCACCCAATCCAACCGGTCTTCACCCAAGGACATATCACCGACACCCACACCGGTAATGACCAGTTCGTATTGTTTGGTGATGTAATATCCGTTGTCTTCAGACGGCATGCCATTGTATTGCTGTACAACGATGCAGTCGTCAACCCGGAACGGATTGTACAGCTTGCCATTCTGCGTATTGAGCCACACCTTGCCTGTAGCGGGGTCGTAATGGTCCACCTCCAGCATGGCCGTAAATACGCGGTTATCATTCTCGCCGAGCATCTGCGATACCACGAACTCGAAGACACGGAGCGTACCGCGTACAATCAGATCATCAAGTTCACCCACGGCCTTGGTTTCTTCCACTCCAGCCGCATTGATGTACTTCTTCAGCTGCATGGCCCAGCCCTTGCCGGTCATGAAACCCGCCACGAAATCCTTGGAAGAAAGGTTTCCCCGGAACTCGGAATCACCATTCACCTGCAAACGGCCCAATTCGGCCAAGCCATCAGGATGTAGCTTGCTGCCATCCTTGCCGCCAGCGGCATATAATCCCGCTTCGAGTCCGGCAAAGAACTGAATCAGAAATTGAGTAGAATCCGGTTGGTCTTTGCGGAGATATCTTTGGTCCAATTCCTTAATATCCAAAGTATCTGCCAAGCGTTCACAAAGAGCCAAGAACAACGAGCCGACACGGTTGGCCGTATTGGCACCAGTCCGTCTCTCATCTCTAATTTGTATCGAGGCCGATTTTAATGCTTCTATAATTGACTCAGTTGACATATCTAATGTTTTAAGACAAAAATAGCCACCGTCATATACTCTTAAAAAGACAAGAACTAATTCTTCCGAGTGCCCCAAAGCCGTGAGCGCATCGAGGTACTACGCTTGCGGTTCGCTTCTTCAATCTTGTCCACCAGCAGACCGGTGAACTCCTCACCATACATGTAGGCCATTTCTTCCTTGAGTACCATGACCGAAGCGAAGTAGGCACGGGAGAACCATTCGCGTGGCTTGCGATGCTTCTGCCCGTTGTCATTGGCCGGATCCAGAAACTCCAAGTACCCCCCATTGCCCTTGCTGTACCCGTTCCCGGTACCCACATCCTGATAAATGCCGTACTCCATGAACTTGTGTTGAATGATGGAAAGCTCACTGCCCGAAGCGGTCAGACTCTCATTCATGTCTTGATGTAACCGATAGGTATCAATGACATGAAGCCGCTCTATCTTCTCACGCCAAATGGACACCATCATCTTCGCCCAGGCATCCTGATACTTGATGCGGTCTTCTGCCGTAGCCTTGGGGCGATAATCATTCCGTTTATTCCGTCCACTCCTGCTCATTGTAGCAAAGGTTTGTCGGTTCTGAAACTTCGGCCATAAAATAAAGACCGGTGCAGCCATTGATGAAATAACGTCCCAACTCACGGCTCAAAATCTTTTCGGTATCGAGATACACCAGTTCATTGTCCAGGTTCTCCTTGTCACGGATGAGCCGACTATGAATCTGACGGAACAACTGGCGGCACACATCGAGTGATTTCTGGCGGTCGTCCATGTCATCGATGCGGTATGCCTTCAACAGAAACACCGTGAAGGTGCGTTTCTTGAAATAGCCACCGGAACGTTTTTCCGTTACTCCGTCGTTGGTATCATCCACGGCAAAGAAAGCTGAATGGTAACGGAACTCCTGCAGTACCTCCTGTAAGGAATGGATGCCCGAACAAGTACACGGATGAAATTCATGTGTCACCGCCAGCTTATTGGCCAAGCAGAGCTTCTTGAAATAGCCGATTGCATCAAACAAATTATTTGCGTCCATACTTCTGATTGTATTCTTGTTGTTCGCGGGCTTTTTCATTCAGTTCTGTCAATGCCCGCCAACAATCCATCGACATCACTTCTTTCTCCTTGGTTATATCGCCACCCGTCAAAGCACGGATTTGTGTATTCACCACGGCACGCATATCCGGAATCTCTCCCGATTCACCATCTGCAGCCGGTTTCAATAGATAGGGAAAGTATCGCATCAACTGCTGTTTGACTGCCGTGTACCATAAGAAGGAGGACAAGCGATGTTCCGCTGTCACTGCTTCGGGATGCGGATGCCGCCCAGCATCGTTGGCATACAGCAACGTAGTCATTGATGTCAGGCGTTTATCCTCATGAGTACACAAATAGCCTTGGTAGCAATTCTCTATGGTCAGATACTCCTTAAAAGGAACTTCACGCAAGAGCCTGTCCACTGCCTGGAACTCACCCAAGGTATGAAGATACACGGGGGTCCGGGGGGATTCGGTCACAAAATGGAAGTTTCGGGTGAAATATTCTATCTGCCATGTATATAGGAAGAATTCCACTTCTTCCCCTTTGTCCGTGGTTGCCTGGCACACCCATCCGTCCGCCTGATGACGAACCACCTTGATGCCCGAAAAGCGAATAAAAAGGTATGTCTTCACCTCTACCGCAGTATAACGTACCAAGGCAAACAGCACATACTGGAGCTGCTCCTGTGTAAGCAGCTCCCATGAATTGGGTAAGGTAAAATTCAATATATTACCCGAAAAAGTAGGTCGTATCATCTTTGCCATTCTGATAGCGTTCAAAGTGTTTGACTTTATAGGCTTCGGAGTTCTTGTACTCCGGATAGTCATCGATATGTTTTTCCATCTGATTGACTATGTTGGCCAATTTCATTCGAAGCACATTCGTATT